CCGTATCGATTGACGCATGTATAAAAAGCTGCGGTCATTTACACCTCCATTCACTTTACTGAAAACCATTATATCATAACGCAAAGGAGATGTAAACTAAATTGCAGTGTTGATTTGTTGTTTCGGTGTTACAATTTTGGAAAACATATTCTGATACTGGGCCCTAAGATCGTCGACAGGATCAGTCACGAACATCACATCTTTTTCGGCAATTTCAATGCCCGATGTGATGCCGGTCGAATATGGCATAAATGGCGCAAGACCGAGCTGATTTGCTTCAGTAGGAATAAGGATAGCGACATCGGTAAGTTTATATACTCTGCCATGTGTTGAGGTGTCACTTGACTCGACGGTGCAAATAAGTTCTTCGCCAGTCGAGAGACGCATGATTTTAATTTCAGATGATGATGACATAATATACTCCATATTATATAAAAGGAGACCCCGGACGGACCGGGGCCGTGTGATGGTTTATCTATCAAATAATACCTGACCGAGTCTCCTGCGATTTCGAGAAACCCTGCGAGCTTCTTTCATTCGATTTCTTCGCATAAGAAAATCGATCTGCCTTGACATAGAGGCATATAATACTCTAGCTTGAACGTTTCGCATTGCGTTGCGAATTCTGTAGAGCATTTATTGACCCCCTTCTTGTTCTGTTAAGAACTGTTTTTCAGTGTTATTGTTAATTTCAATCTTCTTAGGCTTCTTTGACTCAGGTATAACACGCTCGAGCCAAATCTTTAGAAGACCATTAATCATTTCTGCGTTATTCACCACAACTTGATCATCAAGAGTGAATGGTTGACAAAAGTCACGAAGTGCTAGTCCTCTGTATATAACATTATCATCGGATTGATTCGCAGATCCGTTAACGATAAGTGTATTTCCGTCGAGAGTGATCTCAATCTCAGATTCGCCGAAGCCAGCGACCGCCATCTCGATAACGTATGTGTTTTCATCTGTCTTGCGGACGTTATATGGCGGATAGTTCGGAAGGTTTCGAGCTGCGTGATCACGTATTTGTGAAAGTTGATCAAAAACTCGATCATAACCAACAAAGAATTTGTCGGCACCCTTGAACATGTCATTGAGAGTTGATGGATATTTAAGATGTGTCATATAGACCTCCTATTAAGCAAGGTTAAATTATATGTGACCCGATATTCGGCATCACGATTAATTGCCGCTGATTTGATACACTGGCTCAGCGGCAGAAGCCTCGGTACGTTCACTACCATTGGTAGTAAACCCAAACTATTTATACGAACTAGTTACTGCCGTATGTCGAAACGAGTTCTTCTACGGTTTCCTCGATTCGACCAAAGTCATAGATATGAAAATTTGAATGTGGCCGAAGGTTACTTACAAATCGTGTCGTATCAAATCCGTTTCTATTCATAAATCGAATCACGCCAAAAATGTTACGTGCAGGATATCGAATCGACGGAGCAACACCACAAAGCTTCATGTATCGATACAGTCCGTCCCAGTCCGCTTTTGACGGTATACCATATCGAGTAAACGGGCGAAACTGCTTAAGCTTTTTTGGACTAAGGCAAAGCTGAGAAAATCCGCCATCGAATCGTAAATACTTATTCATTAAGACGTCTACGACAGAATCTGAGTCAGGATATACACCACAATGAATTCGAAACCTATTGCCGAACTCTCGTGCACGCTCGCGAACATCGTCGTCGCGAGAGTACGGCCCCTTGGCTTGAGAAGGATTACCGCCGACAACGAGAAGTTGACTTACACCAATGTCTGCAAAGTTATTGAGTTGACGAGTCAGTTCTGCCTTGCTCATGACGGATCGTGCAGCAATATGCGGTATGACTCGACTCGGATCGACACCATATACGTCGGATAACTTTACGACCGCCTTATATGTTACATTGAGTGAGTTGTCCGAAAGATGTGGTATTGTAATGTAGTCGACTGTATTGACTACGGTCTCTGATACCTTTCGTTTTTGTATCTTACTCGGCGTCTGTTCAACGCTGAGATTTAGATGATTCTGTAAGGAATCTATGCTTGCCATTTTCCCAATTCTCCTTCACTTGCAGGGCTTCCTGCGCATCACGAACTGTACGGGTGATCACCGTACCATCTTCCTGTTCAAGCGTAACGGTATAGTACGTGGAGTCCATACCCTCTAATTGATTGATTCTTGTTTTTGATCTACGTCCTGACATTATTATTTCCTCGACGAATTGCCGATGTTATATTTCGGCTGAAGTTCCCAATTATCCTTGTCTCGATAAGAAATAATCTTGATCTGACGAAGGGGTGCAGTATCCTGCAGTTGTTCTGGATTGACTGGTTCTACAAGACCCCAGTCAGATAAGAGCGTGACGATCGTATTTCTTCGTTTAAGATCATTTTCAACAAGGTTGGATGGTTTACCGTCAAGAAGGAATAACTCCTTAAAATGAACGATAAAGTACCGACCTTGTTTATGTAAAATATGACAAGACTGGAATAACTTGTTTTCTTTGCGAGAAGCAACTCCAATTCGTGTGAGCGTTTCTCTTACTTTCAGAAAATCATCCGGTTCATTTAGAGTAATCTCAAGCATCATTGCCGGAGTCCACTCTATTTGAACATCATCTAGATGACTAGCATCTTTTGCCATTTCGATTGCTGGAATTGTTGATGTGACCACCTTTATAGACCCTTTGTTTCAATTCAGTTAATTGTTCATTATTCAACAGAGTCAGAACTTGACGAGCCTTCTCGTTACTATATCCATAGTATTCTTTCACGGCTTCCATATCATCTAACTCAGTCGGTTTAATCCATTTAGAAAATCGTTTTCGTTTCCTAATGGTATTTAGTAAATAATGAAATTGCAGTCTTGAATCAATGTGGTGGTTTTTATTCATTTCGTTCGCATGAAGAACAGTATCATTAAAATACGAAAGAGAACGATTTGTGATAAATGAGTTGTAGACCTTTTCTAGAATCTCCGAATGATCACCGTTTTGATCGAGCATAATATCATGTTTACCACTATTGATCTCATTGACAAAAGAGAATGGAGTAATCCTTGAATCAGTCTTCTTTTTGTTCATGCAAATCCTTACTGTAGTAATAGTTAGCTGCGGATATGACACTGTATCCGTCGAGTCTATTCATCTCTCGATATTTGTCAATTGACTCGAGATATGACTTCGCCTCTTCAAATCCATCGACGGTCATTTCGAATTTATTGTCTTCGTTTTTTGTCATCTTTCTTGACCTTCACTTTATCATTTTTAAATATTTGATCCCATCCTTCACGATATGCTTCGTCATTTGCATGGGATCGTCGACGATCACCTTTACCACCATGCCACTTTTCACCCATTATATCACACCTCGAGATCGTTGAGAAGACGCACGATGTACTGCATACGCATGATGTCCATCGCGATATCGTGACGAGGATCGTGTGCGATATACTGACTCTCAAGTCCCGGTACGACAAAGTCGTTTCTCATATTCGAACCGAAAGACATTCCATCGATCATAGACCGAGTGTCTCGGACAACCCAGTGAGGATAGAAATTCTTCACTTTGAGTTGCGAAATAATACCATCCAATATGATCGGATCAAATGTGTTACCGCGCGAGTAGACTCTGCTGAGAGTATCAGGATGACGGAATAGATTCTGAAAGAAATCAATGATCTTTTCAAATGTCACATCATCTTCTTTGGGTTCAATGATCATGTTCTGAACAGACTTAGGTTTCTCTTTCCACCAACCGATCGTCTGCAGATCGATCTTACGACCATAGTGAGTCACTTGATACTCTGCAGAGAACTTCATAAAGTCAGCGGCCTCTACAAGTTCGGTGAACGAATAGGGATCGTCCGACAGATACCGATCCTCGTTGAACCGAATACCCGCAACACAACTAATCACACACTGAGCACGGTCAAGTGATAGTGTCTCAAAATCAAAAATCACAGAATCTTTACTCACCTTCATGCCTTCCACTCTGATGTAACCATAATCTCTGTCATACACGCAACAATATTCAACTCGTGATCCGACACAAACGCATTCCAATACTGATACTGCGCAAGGATCAACACGACCTGTGGGACCGACTCTGGTTTCAGATAGTCACACATCGTGTCATAGATCTTACGAAAGATCGCAGCCGGTTCGGTGTCGATGTTATCCGCAACCCAACGACGCATCTTGCCGAAGTCTTTGTCCTTGAGATACGTCATCAGATTCTTGACGTTCTCGTCCGCAAGATTGACGAGGATACCCGGATCGATCCGACCCGAGACCGAGTAACGTTGACATTCATTCAGGACTCGGCGCCAGTCAGGAAAGTACTTCTCGACCAGAGTCGCAAGAGTCTTCTGGTCATACTCAACACCCTCGGTCTCGAGGATCTGAGTCAGACGTTTGAAGAATCCTGCGGCAATCTTCGGTTTCTCTGTGTTCGGAATCGCAAACTCATAGACCGAACAACGCGAGTGCAGCGGTTCGATGATACGATTCTTGAAGTTACATGTCAGAATAAACCGACAGTTGTTCGAGAACTCCTCGATGAACGCACGAAGCGCAGGCTGTGTTGACTGTGGATTCAGGTAGTCCGCCTCGTCTAGAATGACGACCTTGTAACCGCCCTGTAACGATACCGTAGAGGCGAACTGTTTGATGCGACCGCGAAGAGTATCGATGTTACCCTCCTCGGATCCGTTGATTAAAAGATAGTCAAGATCAAGCTCTGAACATAGGGCTCGAGCAACGGTTGTCTTACCGATGCCTGGTCCACCTGAGAAGATCATGTTTGGTAACTCGCCGCCAGACAATAACTGTGTGAATGTTTCCTTTAACGAATCAGGAAGTACACAGTCCTCAATTTTACGTGGCCGGTATTTTTCGCACCAGAGAAAGTCATCAGACATATTCAATATTCTCCATTATAAAAAAACTTATGACCATTATATCACGGTGAGACGGCGTTGTAAATATCCTCAACGTCAGAGAATTCCTCTTTCACTTCCATCAGATTTTGTTTATGGTACACTTTTGCCACCTTACGCATATGCTTTTTAGGCAGTTCATATCGATCCTGCATGTCCTGAAGAATCTCGTTGATATAATCTCGTTCAGTCTCAATGCGAGTGAGTGAATTTGAGATTTCGATCAGACGGTTTTTCACCGCCCGTCTATCTTCAGGCGACGAAGGAATGATTATCGAGTTATTCAT